GCTGCCACCTTCCAACAACGTCGGGCGCCCGGGGCGCGGCGCGAGGTACGGGAAACCCCTGCTGGCCGGTTCGCCTCGGTGCCGGTTCCCCCTGCCGGGAGGTTCGGCTCGACGGTTCGGTGACTGCGTCTGCCCGGATGCTACAGCGGAACGATCGGCTTTTCCTCAATCGAGCGCAGGTAGATAACCCACGTACCGCCCGGGCCGGCCCGGTCGGCTTGAAAGGCCTCCCACCCGGGCGGGAGGTCGATCTCTTTCTCCGGGTCGTCGAGCGGCTCGACGTGGAATAGGCGAACTTGCACAGCAGCCTCCTTTAGAGCGGGACGCCCAGGCGGTCGATGACCTGGTGCTGACGGGCCTGGTCACGGCGGAAGGCCGCGATCGGGTGCACCGAGCGGACCGAGGTCACGCCGGCGCCGGCGTAGACCGGCTCGTGGGTCAACACGACGTGGTCGAGGTGGGCGCCGTGGCGTTCGAGCGCCCCGTCGGCGCCCTTGCGCGTCCCGTGCGCCAGCGCCTTGAAGCCGACCGAAAGCCCGGTGACCTCGCCGGTGCGCACGAGCTCGAGGCTGTCGTTGGCCCGCGTCGTGTTGTAGAGCGGCCACTCGCCGTGCAGCCCGTCGGTCATCTCAGCCAGGCTCTGGGTCTTGCCGATGGGCTGGGCGCCCGACAGGCGCGCCGAGTGACTCTCGTAGAGCTTGACCGAGTGGACCTGGCCGCCGGCGATCTGGCGGGCGAAGGCGCCCATGATGAACCGCTCGGTGCCGCCGGGGATCTCGACCGTCTGGCCGTAGGGGACGGCCCGGCCGACCAGCGTGCGCCCGTCGCCGTCGCTGCGCAGCTCGAGGGCGAGGTCGAAGGAACGCACGAGCACGTCCTCACCGGGCACCGGACGCGCCCGGCCCGAGCCCGCGCTCCCGGCGTAAGTGCCGGCGGGACCGCCGACGCTGCCGTGTGCCTTGGCCATCGCCTTGGCCTTGTCCATCGCCGCCATGCGCTGGGACGCGCTGAGCGTCGAGGCCTGGGGGATCCGGGCGAGCGCGTTCTGCAGATGGGCGGTGTCGACGTCGCCGGCCGCGTTGCGCACCGGGAAGTAGCGCAGCGACCGCGGCATCGTCTTGCCGTCGGCGTCCTTGTGCCCGCCCGAGAGGATCAGCAGGAAGGCTGAGTCGGGGAGATCGTTCACGTAACTGGCGTCCCAGGTGGCCACAGGGCTCACCCCTTTCCGTTGCTGAGGCCCACCGGCGCCCCGCTCGGGTGGGTGGACGGGTTGTCAGGCGGCACCAGTGGCGCCATGACGGGCGGCGAGGGCACCGCGGGGGGTTCGGGTGCCGGTTCGTCCTCGACGCCCGCCGGGACGGCCACACCGAGCTCGTCGGCCACGTCTGAGATCGGGTCGAGGTTCTGCTTGGCGCGGATCTCGTCGACCAACAGCCACTGGGACTGGGGCCCGGGGCCGCCGAGGGCGAACTGGTAGGCCTGGTAGAGCGAGAGCGTGTCGGTGCGCAGGCTCGCTCCGAGATCCCACTGGAGGTGCTGGCCGCGGGGCAACAGCTCGAGGCTGCCCGCCTGGGCCAACAGCTCGGTCCACGGCGCCACGGCGTCGTTGCGCGCCTGGACCTCCTCCATCTCGGCGTTGCGGTAGGTGCCGCCGCCGACGGTGGCGCCGAGCTTGGACGGCGGGATGCCCCACATGAGCGCCACCTCGATCAGGCTGTGGGCGCGCGACTCGATCATCTGGCTGTCGACGGGGCGGAACGAGACCGGGGTGAAGTCGGTGAGCTCGTTCAGCACGGCGACGCTGGGCGTGCCGGCGTACTTGGTGATCCAGGCCGAGCGCGTCGCGTCGGCCTGGGCCTGGGTCACCTCCGGGCGGTGGATCTTGAGGATGCCCGAGGGCATGCCCGAGTTGTTGAAGTACGACGCGGCGTAGCTCTGGAGGGCGAGGGCGGTGGCGATGGCGTCGCTGCCCGTGTCGATGAGCCCGCGCCCGAGCGGCCAGCCCGGGCGCCCGAGGTGGCTCTTGATGTGCCAGATGTCGCCCGGGTCGTACATCTGGCCGGCGATGTACCACTGGTCGATGGTCGGCGCCATCGGGTTGCCGGTGAAGCGCACGGCGGCGAGCGTCGGGTGGATCGGCCGCAGCGTCTGCGGCCAGCCGAGCCGATCGCGGCTCGTCACGATGCAGATCGAATTCCCGTAGAGGGTCAGCGACTCGGTGCAGCCGGCCCAGAAGGCCATCGATGTCTGATTGGGGTCGGGCTGGCGGATGACCGGGGGCTGGGGGTCGAGCGCGTCGGTGTCGCGGTAGGCGGTCACCGGGAGCATCCCCACCGAGCCGCACACGTACGCCGCGCCGCGCCAGAAGGCCGGCACCGACAGCGCCGAGGCCTCAGAGGGTTGGGGCAGCGTGGCCGAGGGCGGCCAGGTCTGTTCGGGCCCGGGCGCGAAGGTCGCGCCGGGTGCGGGGCTGGGCGCGAGCGACGTCGGGACCACGTTCGGGCCCGAGCGGGTCAGCAGGCGGGCCAGTCCCATCAGCTCTTAGCCCGGCGCGGTTCTGGGGCCAGCTCGGCGGCAATGCCGAGCGCGATCAGTCCGAGCCCGCCGGCCAACACCCCGGCCCAGATCTCGAGCAGCCCGAAACCGACCGAGACAGCGATGACGCCACAGAGCTGGAGCGCATAGCCCCGCCGTAGCTCGCTCACAGGACCTGTGGCTCACCGTGTCCGGCCTTGACCAGGCCCCAGCGCGCCAAAGTGACCGCGACGAGCGGAGAGACGTCGCCACCGACCTTGCGGGCCCACGCCCAGGCGTCGCCCAACACACGCTTGCGGGCGTTGCCAACGGCCAGGTTCAGCACGGGCTGGTCGAGGTGCACGATCCTCGGCTCGGGGCCCATGACAGCATCGTAGAACTGCGCACACGCTGCGGCGTAGCTTCGCGCGTCGAGCGTCTCGGTCCGCACACCCAGGCTGGCGAGGTCGACGAGGAGCGAGGCGGCCGGGCTGCCCGGGTCCACGATTACGGGCCAGGGATGCCAGCGCGCGTCGAGCTCGGCCATGCGCTCGACCACCCACTCGGTGCCCGCTCGGTGCTCGACCACCTCGACGTGGACCCGGCCGTCGGGGCGCCAGCCCGCCACGGCGATCGAGGCGTGGGCGCGGTCGGGCGTCACGTCGAGCGCGAAGCAGGGCAGACCGGCCACCTGGCTGAGCGGGTCGCGGCCACGCTGCCAGGTGCCGAGATCCATGACCGCAGCCCCGCTGCTGGTGCGCCGGTTCAGGTAGGCCCGGGCGAACTCCTCGGGCGGCAAGGCATCGTGGTCGGTCTGGATCACGGCCTCGGTGACGGTACGCCCGAGGGCGGGCATGCAGCGCCACCACGTGGCCGGGTCGTCGGGGTCGTCCTCGTCGTAGGCCGACCACTCGAAGAAGGCGACGCCGGACCGCTCGTCGGCCTCCACCCGGGCCCGGCCGTCGTCGATGCGGTCGTGGAGGAAGATCGAGTCCTCCGCCCCCATGGTGGACACGATCCACATCTGCGCGGCAGGCCTCGTCAGCATCGCGGGGCGGAAGCCCTGGACGAGCCGCTCGTCCTTCTGAGCGAACGCCTCGTCGATGACGCCGAGGTCGAGCGTCTGGCCGTGGCCGGCGCTCTCGCCCGACGCCGTGATGGCAACCATCGAGTCAGTGCGCGGGAACTCCATGCGCTCCTCGCCCGAGCGTTTGCGCAGGCGCACAATGTCCCGCAGTTTCGTGCGGTTGAGCAGCTTGTATTGCTCCTCCCACTTGGCCCGGCTGCTCTGGCGGTCCTGGGCGGCGTAGAGCACGCGCTGGTCGGGGCCCCAGGCGATGCAACGGTCGACCTCGGCCACCAGGATCAAGGTGGTTTTGCCGCTTTGCCGGGGAACCGTCACCCGAACTTCGCGGTAGGCGGGCAGGCCGGTCGACGGCTCGATCTCGCCGGCCACGTCGGCGACGAGTTGTTGCCACGGCATGAACGGCTGGTTGATGACCGTGGCCAGCTTGCCCATACGGGCGCCGACCGTCGGGCGCTCAGGGCTGCGGCGGGTCGCCCACCGGGGCAGACAGGACTGCGAGCAGCTCGGAGAGGTCAGCGTCTCGGTCAGAGCCGTCATCAACGCCCCGCAGCGTACGCAAGGCGGCCAGTTGCACCCGAGCGAGGCTCGCCGTCTGCGCCGGCATGGTCGCCCCGTCGACCTTGTCGAGGGCGAGGGCGAGGTGGCGGGCCAGCGCGACCGCCGCGGCGTCGACCTCCTCGAGCCGGCCCCCCCGGCGCAGGGCGTCGATCGTGCGCTCCGTCGCCCGTTGGTTGCGCCAGCTCGGTACGCCGGGCGTTTCGCGCTTGGCCACGTCCCCCATAATGCCGCGTGCCGTCCGGCGTCCCAACCTCCCCCTCCGGTGCGCCGGGCGATGCACTACCGCGGCGGATCGCGCCCCCGATCCGGTCAGTTTTCGCCCTTCGCGGGATAGTTAACCGCTGAGCGGTGGCGACGATCGTCGCCACGAAAAACCGGGCCGGGGGTGGCGCCCGGGCGACGAAGTTCGCGCCGCCGGCATCGAAGTTGCCATTGCCCTCGTCCTCGCCTCGTTCTTTGTCCACCCCACCCACTGGGGGGTGTCCGCTCGGGGGGTACCTACACCTAGCACCCACCCCGCCAGACTGGGCACGTGGGTACCGCACACCACGACCGCAGTTACCGCACCCAGCGCCGGGCCGTACTCGAGTCAGCGGGTTACCGGTGCCAGGTGCGTGGCCCAGACTGCACTAGCCTGGCCACGACAGTCGACCACGTGGTGGCCCTGGTCTACGGCGGCACACACAGTCCGGACAACTTGCGTGCTGCCTGCCTCGCTTGCAATAGCCGAGGCGGTGGTTTGATCAGAGCGCGCCAGCGTGCTGAGCAGGCACTCGGTCGTCGCTCACGTCGCTGGTGACGTCTCGTCGTCGACGTGCTGTTGCCAGGCCTCGATCGCCATGGCTTCGGTGTCGCCCTCGAAGCAGTCGCCACAACTGCAGTCGACGATGACGGTGACAGCGGTCACGTGATGGTCGCCTCTGGGCAGGAAGACGACGCGGTCAACGGGCGTCATATGCCACACATCCCCTCGCATTCGAGCGTGAGCTGGCCGCCGTCCTCGGGCCGTAGCACGGCGCTGGCTAAGGGACGCTCTGAGCGGTGCACATAGCCGAACGGACGCGCCGCCTCGTCGAAGGCGACCGCGGCGGCCCAATCCTGGGGGTGGTTCTCGCGTAGATCGAGCCACTCGGCGCCGGACTTGAGCGGGCAGTAGACGCACGCTGAACGCGCCACCGGATAGGGCCACCGTTCGCTCAGGTAGTCGAGGCACATCTGGCGCGACCAGCCCAGTTCGATCAGCGGGAACACGTTTCGGCACCACTTGAGGCCCGAGTCTTTCGCTCGTTCGATCTCGTCGGTCGAGATGCAGACGGCCAGATCCACCGGCCCACAGTCGAGGGCGCGCAGGTAGTGACGAATCGGCCGCAGCTTGAACTTGTGGGTGCATTGCCGTCGGCCCATGCCACCGTGTTGATAGAGCGGGACCGGCATGAAGGTTGCCGTGACGGTGTCGCGCAACGCGCCGGTGCTCACGGTGTCGATAGGTGCCACCGCACGCAGGCGCTCGAGGTGTTCGTAGACCGCGATCGGCTCGTCGTGGGTGTCGGCGAAGACGACGTGATCGAACGGCGGCAATCGGCCGTCTAAGGCGAGCAACAGCGTGGCGGTCGATTGCACCCCGGCGCCGAGTGAGAGCACCAGCGGTCTAGTGCTTGGGTTTGGGCCGGTTCCGTAGGTGTGACTCATTTGGGCCACCGCCCGAGGAGTCGTACGTGGGTGGCGCTCGGTCGGCCGAGCTCGGGGTCTTCGACGGCCCAGTCGTAGATGTAGGGGCTGCGATGCGCTCGCCAACGGCGCCACAGTGAACGCAGACGGTTCACGTCGCTCACGGCTTCTCCTGTACTGGTGGGGCCAGGACGGCGTCTAGCTGTTCAAGAGCAACGGGGAACGGAATGGTGGTGTCCTGCAAGTTCCTGGCGGCGGTTTC